AAAAACAAGCTGAACATCCCCACGGCCCGCTGGGACGATCTGTGGAAAGGTCAGCACGCCAGAGGATTCATGATCGCCGGGGCGATTAAGGCCGAGCTTCTTGCGGATTTCCGGACCGCCGTGGACAAGGCGATCAGCGACGGCGTCACCCTTCGGGATTTCCGCAAGGACTTCGACCGTATCGTGGCGAAGCACGGCTGGAGCTACAACGGTTCCCGCAACTGGCGCAGCGAAGTGATCTACTCCACGAACATCCGCACGGCCTACGCCGCCGGACGCTGGGCGCAGCTTACCGATCCGGACATGCTGAAGTTCTACGGCTTCCTGGTTTACCGCCACGGCGACAGCATCCATCCCCGCCCCCTGCATCAGTCCTGGGACGGCACGACGCTGCCGGCCAACGATCCCTGGTGGGATTCCCACTACGTCCCCAACGGCTGGGGATGCAAGTGCAAGGTCTTTGCCGCTACGAAAGAGGAGTGGCAGGCGGCGAAAGAGAGCGGCAAGGGCGAGGCCCCTCCTTCTCCCATCGACCCGAAGACGGGCGAGCCGGTGGGGATCGACAAGGGTTGGGGCTACAACGTGGGCAAGGCGTCCGGGAAGGATTACCGGGTTTTGAGCGACAAGTTCGAGACGCTTCCCGCGGATATCGCCCGGAAATGGATGGACGAATTTCTGAAAGGCCCGACCTTCGAACGCTTCTTTGCCGGCAGGATTAAGGCTGATTTCCCGGTGGCGGTGCTGGGTGAACGGGAGCGCCGAATTCTGGGAGCGGTGTCGCAAACCGTTTGGCTGTCTGAAGAAAGCCTGCGGAAAAATCGGGGACTGATTGCCGGGAATCCCGGACATCCGGAGTTGACCCTGGCCGAATATCAACTGCTTCCGGAGATCGTCACGGACCGGGCGGAGGTCATTATAAAAGACGGCGCCACCACGATGGTGTTTGTCAAACTCGCCGGTCGTTTCTACCATGCGGCGATTAAGACCACGAAGAGCAGGGCGGACGTGTTTTTAACCTCCTTTCGAAGGGTAGACGATGTAAGGCGGGAAGTGGATAGGATCAAACGGAAAACAGGTGTCGTTGTGGTGAAGGATGAACTGTAAAAGGCTTCGGGTGGGGCCTCCCATTGAACCCCACATATCAGTCCGCCTGGCGGCGTCTTACGGCCGGGAGAATGTCACCGTGTCACCGAAGCCTTAATAAGAATATCAGCCCCTTGCGGTGAAAAGTCAAGGAGAAACGGCAGATGCCCGACATCACCATTCGAATCGACGACAAACCCGTCCTGGACGCCCTCAACCGCCTGTCCCGGAAAATGGGCGACCTTTCCCCGGTTCTCAGGGTGATCGGCGAGGAACTGGTGAAGTCCACGGAGTCGCGGTTCAACAGTCAGGGTCCTGCTCCCGACGGCGCCCGGTGGGCGGCGCTGTCCCCGGCCACCCTGAAACGGAAGAAGCATTCCAAGATTCTGACGGAGCTGGGGTACCTCCGGGGGAGCATCCATTCCCAGATGATCGGTACGCATGCCGTGGCTGTGGGGACGAACAGTGTTTACGGGGCGATTCATCAGCTCGGCGGAACTGCAGGAAGGGGCCGCAAGGTTCGCATCCCCGCCCGGCCCTATCTGGGGATCAGCCCGGAGGACAGCGGGCGGATTGCGGGGATCGTGGAACGGTATCTGGAGGGCAAGGTTTAATGCTTTTTCACTTAGCTTCTTAAGCCACACTTTAAGGGGTTCATTTTATGAAGAAAATGAACGTTGACCGTCCGGAAAAACGAAATCGGTGACAGACTGGAGGACCCTTTTGAGGTCTTTTGGCGGAAAAACGACGCTCAAATTTGCCCTGTAAGCGGTTATCTGTGTCAGGCGCGATCAAACCTTCGCGCGAAAAACGATCTCAAAATTTAAAGTATGTTTAAAGCTATTTCCGGGGAAATTGCAGTCTGAGTCAGGAGGGGTTTTGACGATGGGAGAGAAAATCCGGGTTCTTTTGAAGGAAATGACGGGAGTGCCCGGGGAATTCCAGGTACTGCCCGCGGGCAGGATCGACATGAAAGGTTACGGGTCGGCAACCCTGGACGAAGCCGGCGCGACGGAGATCATCGCCGAGTTCGCCAGGCGCGGCCTGGATATGGTTATCGACTATGAGCACCAGACCTTGAAGGACAGCCAGGCCCCCGCGGCGGGATGGATCAAGGCGCTGACCTGGAAGGGAGCCGATGGGCTCTGGGCGGTCGTGGACTGGACGCGGCAGGCGTCGAACTATCTGGCCAACAGGGAATACCGGTATTTTTCCCCGGTGGTGCTCATCGAGGAGGCGTCGGGACGGATTGTCGCCATGCTTAACGTGGCCCTGACCAACATGCCCCGGATCGACAACCTGAAGCCCCTGGTGGCGAAATGGAATTTAACCGGAGACGGGGAACCCGCCTCCCAAAACAAAGCGAAGGAGATTGTCATGATCGAAAAATTGAGGAAACTCCTCGGCCTGGCGGACGATGCCGGGGAAGACAAGGTTCTCGAAGCGGCGACCCTGGCCGTCAACACGGCGAAGGAGGCGGGCGGCAAGGGGGAAGTCGTCGCCTGCAGGGAAGTCCTGGAGGCCCTGGGAGCGAAAGAGAATGCAGACAGGGAAGAGGTGATCCGGATCGTCGCTTCCCTCAAGACCCCCGGTGACGTCGCCGTGCAGTTAAGCCACCAGGTGGCTGAGCTCACCCGGAAAATCGCCGAAATGAATCAACAGGTTCTGATTGCCCTGGCCCTCAAGGAGGGGAAGACCTCTCCCGAAGAACTGGACAAGTGGGGGCGGGACCTGGCCCTGAAAAATCCGGATCAGTTCAAACTCATCGTCCTGTCCCGTCCCGCGGGAAGCGTCATCCCCGTGGAAGGGCTGCGCGTTCTGAAAGACTCCGATCCGGGGAAGATGGACGATGCACAGAAGAGCATCAACGCGATGATGGGCATCGATGAAGACACGTTCAAAAAATACAACCAGTAGCCCTGAGCGGGGGAAGGAGGAATAGCATGACTGCTTTAGCAGATGACAAGAAAACCGAATACCGGGAAGGCGTCGAGATTTCCATTCCTGTCGATGACGGAGACAAGATTTATGCCGGCGCGATGGTCTGCGCCAATGCCGACGGTTACGCCGTTCCCGGCGCCGATACGGCAGGGTTGATCTTCATGGGCATCGCCCGTGAACAGGCCGACAACGCATCCGGCCAGGACGGCGACATCAGTGTCCTGGTCCGTCGGCGCGGCCTGTTCAAGATGTCCTTTGCTACGGCGATTACCGAGGCCAACGTGGGAGACAGCGTCTATATTGCCGACGATCAGAATGTCGATCTGGTCGGGAACGTAACCAACGACATTTTCGCGGGAATTATTGCCGAATACATCGACACGACCCACGCCTGGGTGGACATCGAACCGGCCGTCCGGCAGTCGGATGCCGCCGCGCACATCGCCGACGGGAACGCCGCCCATGCAGCCAGCGCGATCTCCATTGCCGACGCGGGATCGTTCACCTCCCAGACCGAAGTGGAGGCGGCCCTGCAGGAGATTTACCAGCATCTGAAAAGCGCGAAGGGGATTATCGATATCCCGACCCCGTATTTCACGAATGCAGGCGTAGCCCTCGCCGCTTTTTCCGACGGCGACAGCGCCACTCCCGGATTCTGTGTCACGGAGAAGGGTCTGGGTATCCGCTGGAACAACCACGCCACGCCCGGCGCGGTGGGAACGAAGGTTATCGTTCCTCCCGACATGGATGTGACCGCGAACGCGGTTCTGCACGTCCTTGCCGCAAAGACCGGCGCAACGGTTGGCGACGCCACGAAGTTCACCATCGCGGCTTACAACAACGTGGTTGACGCGGCCTACGACGCGGATACCGACTTCGGTGGCGACACCAGCGCCATGACCGGTGACGCCACGGCCAAAACGGTCCAACACGAGACGCTCACCCTGGCCCTGGCCAACCTGGCAGCCTATCCGGCGGCGATGGAGTTGACCATCAAACCGAAGGACGGCACGCTCGGAACGGACGATGTGATCCTGCTGGCGGTCTGGATCGAATACAAGAAGAAGCTGCTGACGGCGTAACATGAACCATGAACCGGGAGAGAGCGCCGCTCTCTCCCGCAAACCGGAAAAGGAGTGCATGACATGATTGTCAATCAAGCGAATCTGCAGGGAATTTACAAATCCTTCAACACGATCTTCAACCAGGCATTCGATGCTGCCCCCAGCCAATGGCCCCTGGTGGCCATGCAGGTGCCGTCCACGGGGCGCAGCGTGGATTACAAATGGCTGGGCGATTTCCCCATGATGCGGGAGTGGCTCGGCGACCGGGTTTTAAAGGACCTGTCCGCCTTCAAGTACGAAATCACCAACAAGGACTATGAATCCACCATCGAGGTGGACCGCAACGATATCGACGACGATCAGATCGGCGTCTACACGCCCATGATTCAGGGGCTTGCCCAGGCCGCGAAAGTGCACCCGGACATCCTGGTCTTCGCCCTCCTCAAAGCGGGATTCGACACGGGATGTTTCGACGGACAGTATTTTTTCGACAGCGATCACAGCGTCAACGGCGCTTCCGTTTCCAACACCGGCGGTGGAGACGGAACTCCCTGGTATCTCCTCGATCTGTCCCGGCCCATCAAGCCCATCGTCCTGCAGATCAGGAAGCGCCCCCAGTTCGTCGCGATGGACAAACCGGACGACGAGAATGTCTTTATGCGGAAGAAGTTCCGTTACGGTGTGGATGACCGGAAAAATGTCGGCTACGGTCTGTGGCAGCTTGCCTACGGCAGCAAGCAGACCCTGGACGCGACAAACTATGCCGCGGCCCGGGCGGCCATGATGGCCTTCACCAACGACGAGGGCGTGCCGTTGGGCATTACGCCGACCCACCTGGTGGTCCCCCCGACGCTCGAATCCAACGGCCGGACCGTTGTGGAAGCGCAGTTCGACGCCAACGGGGCAAGCAACGTATGGTACAACACCGCGAAGCTGGTGGTTGTGCCCTGGCTGGCTTAGTCGACAACCAATAAACAGGCGGTGGCATGTCCCACCGCCTGAATTACAAGGAGAAGGACGATGATTCGTATCAGAAGCAAAAGGGACGGCTTCCGCAGATGCGGAATAGCTCACCCATCGATGACCGTTGAATATCCGGACGGCCGGTTTTCCAGGGAAGAACTGGCAGTGTTGAAAGCTGAGCCGATGCTGCTGGTGGAGGAAATCGAGGAGGAGGAAAATCCCGGTCCGGAAACAGAAACAGGGGGCGGGGGAGAGAAAAATCCCTCTGCCGGAGAAAACAGAAAAGAGCAGGTCAAAACCGGAAAGAAAGGTAAGACATCGTAATGGCTTACTGCACCCAGGAAGAGTTGGAACAGCTGGTTCCGGAACAGGATCTGATCCAGTTGACCGACGACGCGATCCCCCCCGCGGCGATCGACGCGGACAACGTGGCCCGCGCCATTGCCGATGCCGGGGAACTCATCGACGGCTATCTGCGGGAGCGCTATACGCTGCCTCTGGAGCCCGTTCCCGGTCTGCTCAACACCCTGGCCGCGGACATCGCAGTCTGGCGGCTCTACGCCCGGAGGGCGAACATCGACCCGATGGAGGGCGTCAAGGAACGGTACCGTAACGCCCTGAAGCTGCTGGAGCAGATCCGCGACGGCAAACTCGCTCTCGGGGTTGGGGCGCTGACCACCCCGGAGACAGGCGGCGGTTCCGCT